CGGAACCGCAACGCAAGAATAATCGTTCGAATCGTCGTAAAGACCGATTAGAACCACAAATTGGCGTCAAAGGTTTGGTCAACAGTTTCGCCACACGTTTCGCTTCTCAAGCTGGTTTTACAACCAGTATGACAAGCGTTGTGGAGAATTCAGTGGCATGTATGTTAGCTCTCAGTGATGTGAAATCGTCCATTGGAGCTGCTTCGGTCATCTTCATGTATGCCAAGACCATGTACAATGGATCTATCGCTGCAATGATATCCTCGCGTATCCACAAGATACTTACCATTCGATATGAAACTCAATCTGGGACGGAAACTCCCATTGAAGAGTGCCCCGAGTGGTTGGAAGATCTTAAAGGATTTGCACGCAATTGGACTATCGCTGCATCATGTAAGAATGTTGATCGCGTCCTTGGAGTCCTGTCTTTATGTGTTTCGCTTGGCCTGTGTCAAGTCGCTGATATTGTACCAACAGTCGGCGGCCTGGAACTATTTACCCTCCCTAAATTGAAAGAGAAACCAACCATGTACCAATTGGTTGATGTAGCTATTGATTTATCTGTTCACTTCATCGAAGGTGGGTATATGTGTTTCAAAACAGGAAGTTTGAAACCCTTAATCGATGGAGATCCAGAGTTCACCAAATTCACCAAGGATTATCAAGCTTGTCTTCAATGTTCCAATCTTCACGCAAACGGCAATCTGAGCATTCTCTCTATGGATGACAACTCCTATGATAAATTGCTCCAGACCACCATCGAAACTGCTGAAAATTTGAAGAAACGGAACAGCGACCGCACAATGGCCGGCATTCTGACACGTCAACTAGAAAAATTGTTGTCGTGGCAGACCGATTTCCAGACCACCACATCAGGTGGAGGATCCCGAGTAGCACCCTATACAATTGGGTTATTCGGAACATCCGCTGTTGGGAAATCCACACTATGCCCCATTCTGATTGCTTTTATTCTTAAATCCAATGGCTTCGAATCTACGGACAATATGACTCTCGTGGTTAATGAAAAGGAAAATTTCATGTCCGGAATGAAATCATACATCAACGCTATCATTCTTGATGATATGGGCAACACCCAAGCTAACTTTGTTCAAACACCGCCAACAGAACTTGTACTGGCGATCAATAACAATGTGAAAAACAAAGCCAATATGGCCGACTTAGCACAAAAAGGGAAGGTTGACATTAAGCCCAAGGTATTCGTCATCACGAAGAATGTTAAAGATGGAGGCGCAAGTGTCTATTCGAATAACCCTCTTTCAATCACCAGACGTGAAAACGTTACGATTACGGTGACTGTAAGAGATCAATTCGCCACTGATGGTATGATCGATTCGGAAAAAGTCCACCAAGGTCATCCTAACGGTACCCCGATGATTCCAGATATTTGGAACTTCACCGTAGAAACCTCTTACCAAAATCTCACCTCTACCGGTCTTGATAATGGTGTGGGGTGGAAAACTGTGCAATTCGATGGTATCGACATGGTGAATGTTGGACTTTATCAACTTTTGGCTTATCTAAAACGAGCTAGCAAAAAACACTTCGAGAATCAAGATAGAGTTGTTGCAGCTAGTAAAGATATCGCTGAAAGGATGTGCCTATGTAAGGCATGTGGTATGCCGGTCGAAGAAAATGAAGATGAGTCAGCTTGCAGATTTTGTGAGTACCTTGAAGATGAAAAGAAACGCTTCAATCTTGTGGACACTCATCCAGATCCTGTCATGGAGGTTCAATCGGGTTTTCTCCCGTTGTTTCAACGAACTTTCATTGCATCGGTTTTTGATCACGCAAAGTCCATCTATTCATCAGGGTATGTCCCATGGAACATGGGACGGCACTTTCTTAGAAAAATCAGACGCT